AACGCAGGTGCGGACGCGCGTTAGCGCGGCCGAGGCGATAAGCCCTCCTATGGAGGCGCCGCCGAAGGGCGGGATAGAAATTCGAAGGAATGCCCGTAGCCGGGGGGCGGTAAAGAAACCGGATTTAAATCGTTCGCAACACAGCCACGAAGAGAAAGCGACCCATACTGTGTAGGCTTTGCGAAGAAAATCAACGATGCTCTGTCTTCCAGATTAAACGGACCATTATTCAAATTCGAGGAATAGATCACATGGAAGAAGAACGACAGACCAACCATCAGCGACCTCATCTACGCGCCAGGTAAACAAATCTGTCCAAAAACCACACTTGATCTCAAGGAGTTCTTCACTTCTCTGCGAGGATTCGACTACGCGTCCCTATACAAGCAATTTGTCGCGCGTCTCGAAGGAAGCGAGAAGAGATTCGACGATGTCGCTCTTCCAAAGGAACCAGCCGGCTACGACGTCATTGAGAGGCTGAGAGAATTCAAGTTCCTTTACAGCCACACGTGGATCGGCTACGAAGGTATGCCAGAAGATGAAGAGAGATCGCACTGCATCCCCTGGGACTTGGTCAGAGAAGAAGGGAAACTGTACATTCCGCTCTTGGACCACACCAGTGAAGCTATCACATTCGACCTGTACGGACGCAAGATTGTTATCAGCATGGTCGATCTCAGGCTCAAATTCACTAGCATGGAAGAAGGAGCCGAACTGATTCAGAGCGTGCAGCAGCTCCTCATTGACAGGAACTTTGAGGCATTCAAGGCTAGCATGCGCCCGGGAAGATTCATCGAGCAGAGCAACCAACAAGCCGCTGAGTGGTTGCGGAAAGTGTTTGAGCGCACCGGGATCAAAGGAGACGTCTACGCCAGCCAGCAAGAGGCAGGCAAGTTCTGCCGCGAGACATTCGTCACCACCTGTCTGAGAAAGGTGAACATCCGCGAGACATTCGGTCAGTTCGCGATGCACAGAGACACGTTGCACCAACTACTGAAATATTTGCCACCTGAACAGATTGGTGATCTGTTCAACGATAGGCACGCGCTGTACCTGCAGAGCAAGGAGCCACGGGCCATCGAACCAATCAAGTGGTTCTCGGGCGCCAAACTTCCTGGGTACGTAGCAGAACCAGCCAGCAACTGGCCAAAGCACCCATGGCACAACCTGCCCACACAGTTGTCCCAGTTCGCGCTTGAGCTACCAGATGGGAAAGTATGCGGCATAAGTTTCCAAAACAACATCACAAGGTCAGGTGTAGCCCTTGCGAGAGTACTGAAAACCATGCTCAAAACGGGCAACTTCAACATTGACCCAAAGGCACCAGAGAAGGACCTTGCTGATCTCTGCCGCGAGCAGTCTATGTCCGCAGAAGAAAAGAAGGTGAAAGACTACGTACTGCGACACATTTGTTACGGTTGGGAAGAGCCAACTGGAATCATCCTGACCGTCTTTGACCAAGAGGATATCCAGAAGTACGTGCATGCCGCTATGGCGATCGCCATATCGAAGGATCGGAAATCACTGGACAAGCTGATCATCGACGGATGCAATTTGTTCGTACGATGCGAACCAGCAGATATGTGCCTTATGCAAGCTTTCAGTATCGCCTACGCAGTCAAAGCTCCAGAGGCATACAGATACTTCGAGGTATTCAGAGACCACCTCACCAACATGGTGCGCATGATAAGTGAGGACGCAAGGAACATCGAGTTCTCATGGGTCTAATGGATGTCAGACCAGATCAATTCGAAAACTGAGGAGAAACATCAAAGAGACCGCAACAGGAGACAGAGAGGCGCACCCTCCAATCAGAACAGCTACTCAACGAGCCAGATTACTGAATTGGGATCGAGCACAGAGAAGGTGCACAGCGAAGAGGTTGACGGCGGTGAAACGACCGTCGAAGCCACCAACTCACACCTTCGCACCCGAGCCCAGCGGATGACCATGCTCGAAGCTACCCCAATCAGCAGCATCGTAACCCTGTCCGGTGCACACAAGAGCAAAGGAGCCATTTGCTTGTCCCAGAAGGTCATTGTTCGTTCCAAAGGTGCCCAGAAAAAGACTGTGCCTACTTACCTAAGGGTGGATCACAACCTCGACACGCACAAGCAGAACGAGCGCTATGAGAACCTCTTGGATCTCTGCGGCGACCAAAACGAGGAGCTCACTAACGACGAGGGCTACAAACACTGGCAGAACGCCAAGTTCGTAGATAGCCAAGCCGTACGCAACTACCTCTGCTACGACCAGAAGGGCGGGTCTCTATTTGAGGCCAACTCCGAAAACGGATGCAGAGAACACCGCGTTGCTCTAGGTGGTATCCATAAGAGTATCAGAACGTTCTCCTACGGTCGAGGCGCCAAGAATTACTCAAACCACCTCACCACGGCTGATTCGAGGACCTTCTACATGAGTGAACTCATGCAGATGATTGCTGACCTGAACGGCAAAGTTCTACTGGTCTTGATTGGCGGAAGTATCGACAGAGAAGCCTTTTACCACACAAATGTCGGAAGCATCATCGTCATCAACCCAGGATATGACAACGCGTCTCAAAACGAGTATGCCAACTTGCAAGACACCACAGTGCCTATCTACTACTTCCAGAACACGTTGCTAGACCTGGCTGTCAACAAGCAGTACCTGGATCTCATCTCGCGACTACGGGACGAGGTTGCCTACGTCGAGATCACCATGGTGAACTCAGCGTACTACCTCAGCCTTGCGGAAATCGCCGAAATGGTAAAGATCTTCTGCAGGAACAAAGGAGACACACACGTTACCATGCTCCACCACAACTACACCAACGTGTCGTCACAGGACCTGTCTAGTGTTAACACCAACTCCACCCTGGAGGTAGGAGCTAACCGTGTGAGACACCTGCAGCAAGGGGATAACGACGACTACGACGGTAAGAAATTCCACATGGGTATTTCCCAATGGGACAGAGACTTCGAGAGGAGAACAGGGATCGCCTTGAACGAAGAGATCTGCCTGTCACAAGTCAAGACCGGCAACCTCGAATTCAAGAGGGTCGAGGTGCACATAGCCGACCCAGAAAAGTTCAAGCGGGCCCTCGCCAGCATAGCACCTACTCGGAGACCAGCCGTAATGTGCCGCTGCGATATCTAGTGCAAATGCCCGGGCAAGTGCAAGTGCTACCCGGTTTGTCAGTGCACTGGCAAGAACAACAGGTACACTCAAAGGAATTGCAGATGCCACCATGACATGATGAAGAACCTTGGAGCTCAAGGCAAAAAGAAATCGCAGAACTGCCACTGCAGAGAAAGACTTGCGGAACTGCGAGAAGCCATAAAGCGAGCAGCTGAAGAAGCAGACTAGAAAGCACAGGCTGCCAAAGGGCAATTCGCAAGCAACAAAGAGGACTTCGCCCAACAGCACCACGGGCCCGAAGTTCGTGAACCCGAGGACCAAGACGCTGACACCGTTCACGTTCGTTACCAGCAGGACTTTACACCCACCCCCGGTCAGCAACAGGACGCGCAAAGTGACACTAATACCGAATTAGTGGCTCACGCACCTGGAGTGACTAGGCAAGCAACCAGTGGAGCCTCAGACTCCAGAAGTGTGCTTGGTGAGTCCGGCCTCCTCGAGGACAAAGCTTTCATGGAAGCAACACTCCATGACTTCCAACCACCTGGCTTCGGTGACAAGTCCCGTTCCAAGAAGAAAGCACCGGCTAAAATGCCACCCAAGTCTTGGCATGCCTTCGCAAAAGATAAGGACTTCAAATCCGACGGGGAGACTAGGCTCTGGAAGGCAATGTGGACAGACATCACACGCAACGGGCACAAAGAGCGTCATGCCAAGTTCATGTAGACCCTTTACAAGTGCCGCGTCGAAAACATGTACGAACCTGAAGAGTGCATGTGTGAGTACCAGTGTTGCTGTCTCGATGACGACAGATTCATATACAGGGGCACAGACCCATACAACACAAACCGACTGAGTAAGGTGGAGCTCTTCGTGCATGACAAAGTCGGCCACCACGGTGTCACGGTATGCAGGGATTAGTCTAACCCACAAAGACACGTCACAGAGACGAGAATCCCGCCATGCAACTTCTTTGTGCACAACCAGTGGTTCACTCACCACTAAGTGGATGCCGCGGTCAATGCAATGAAGACCGCTGGCCAAACAAGTCAGAAGTCCAGATCGGTCCATGGATCTTCCATGGTACCATCCTGGTTTTCAGGCGACGCTGCCTACGTGTCGGGCCTCATTGAACAAGGACACGTCCCGCACATCACTCTGGTTGAGCAGCACCACGGCGACAACACCGAGAGTCTTTTGAATGATGTGCTCAATAACCTGCTCAAGAGAGAGACTAGATCTTGCACGATCTACAAAGAACTGCTTGAGCTGCGCTTCTCTCTCGGAGACAAGCACGTCTCAATTGACAAGGGGTTGATGACCACGCAGTACCGAGCGAAAACACCCGCATGGGCCTCAAGGGAGTACGAGTTGATGGCCACAGCCGTCGATTAAGTCCTCCTAGCTGAAGACGAATAGATCACTGACGTCTACGTGGAGATGACCAAGAGGCTGATCCGAGCCGTCGTGGGAAACGAGACTCCAGTGCAAGGTGGATTCCCAGTTTTCACATTCAGCACCGAGTCTTTTGACTCACGGAGACTGAAATGCCTGCGTATCACTAGTGGGTACTACAGTCCAATCGACATGTTCCTACCAAAGGATCCAGTGCGAAGAGAAGCTTGGAGGTTCTACAAGGGAGTGGACTACACGACGAAACCTGTGAAACTCAAAATCTCCAAGATCCGCCCATACGATCGTCCTCTGTTCGACACGACCGACCAGGACACATACATCACCACGATGTTCACAGCCGCCTTGGGCGTTGGGCTAAAACAAGGCTGTGCACCGTACGTGCTGGATAAAATACGCATGTTTGCCGTGGCAAGAAACGCGTTCAAGCATGTTCCCGTGATCATGACGTGGCACTGCCCAGCTGAGTTCCACGATTTCACGCCAGTCCTACAGAACTCCGTCATGCGCGCTCTCCACGATTCGGACTTCGAGCACCAGAAAGAGCTCATGGAGATTTACAACGCAGGTGAGAGGATACAACAGGAGAACAATTACTTCTTCAAAGAAAACCTCAAGTACTCCACTGAGTTTTACAAAAACGGATCGACGAAGAAGCACAACTTCAAGAAGAACAAGGACCAGCTAGGTCACAAACACCACCGCAACAAGAAGACGACTGAGCAAGAATCAGAGACTGCGGCATACAACGAACCTGAAGAAAATGGGGACATTTGTGGCAGAGGCATCCAGACCACTTTTGCCGGATGGTTGTCCTGCATGCACGAAGGCGACTCCGTATCACTCTGGAGAGAGAATCGCGGCGAAGGAGACGGATTGCGCCTTTACTACCAGGTAAAAGGGTAGAAACCTCTGACAGCAGACGAGAAGACCCTTTAGGCACCAAACGTCAGAAGGTTGCTAGCAAAGCTCAACGTCCTAACTGCAGACCGAGAAATTGCTGACAGTTTAGGGATCAAAACGCTCCAGTACCGCTGTGGTCAGATGTGCGGCAACCCTGATGCACTAGCCGGTCTGGACAACACGTACAACATCATGGAAGTGATCCCCACTGATGATGTGCATGAGTCGTATTGCATACTGGACGATGCAATCAAGTACGGAATACCGCAGGGCAACACGCACTACAACTGCACGATTAGAGTCGGAGTCAACAATGAAATCCTACTCAAATCCTGCCGCTTCAGAAAGTTGTTCCCCACAGAGATCACAACCACCAAGGACCTAAGATGCAAGTACGGGGATGTATCTTTTGTCCCAGCAGCGGACTTCCGCCACTAGGTGCAGTAGATGAGCGGCTGCAACATCGTCGTAAATGTAGGCTCCGGCGACTCTGGCAAAGAATGTGTGGCTGCAGCCATAGCCTCATCCACGGCCACGAAGAAAGGACTCCCACAGCCCAAAATGCCATCAACACATTGGATCAACGGCTTCCTGCAGACTCACTTCCGCGACTTCTTCGAGAAGAACAAGAGAACCTTGGCTCAAGGCTTTCCCTACTCTGCACTGCAAGCCTTGAACTTGAGCAATGATTACCACTTGGCCGTCTTCAATCGCGAGGAACCAGTGGGTCAGAGCATTACCAACAGGCTGCATTGCGAGCGACGCGAACAAGAAGGGTCAACTCCCATCACGATCGTAGTTGACAGGGCGCACGCGTTTGCCTGTTCCTACAACACTGGTGAGGACTACGATTTCAAGGACTGCTAGTGTGAGAATCACAAGAGACTGCGCAAGCTGAGACCCATGCTTGTCGAAGAGGCGTACAACATGGCACAGAACCCGCCCACAAAGGAGTACGCTGGTCTCTCCCTAACGCAGGGTCAGTACCCGCTCAATGACAGCAACCTCAAAGAGATCATTCGCATCGAGCGAATCATAAATGAGTAATGCAACCAGAGGACAAAACGAGGAGAATACATCGGAGAAGAGAATGGTTGCGTTCACATCGCGCCGACGTGCACATCGGACAACGTCAAATACCAGGCTAGTCACAACATGCTCATCACCCGGGTGAAAGAAGATGACTCTAGGTGCACTGAGAAAGTCACCTCGACCGGCCCGATGAACATCGACCAACCCGTCGATGTCCAATGCAAGTGTAAGTACAACGCGCTAAGCGCGGCGATTATGCGTTCTGCAGTACCTACGCTTTACCCCAACGCCACCGTGCAAGACACTTTTGTCCGCTTCAGCAAAGAGACCATAGCATTACTGATACCAGAGGAAGAAAGGCAAGAGTACGATCCATCCATTCTCTTCGAGCAAGCAAGAGAGTATGTGCTAAAGTCCAACAAGAGCAACCACGAAAAAGCAAAGAAGCTACGGGCATTGGACCGCGCTGAGGAGAAAGGGAAAATCAGCAACTCGACGAGCATCTTTGTTAAGATGGAAGCTCTCGCAAGTGGTCCACGACAGGGGAGGATGATCAGCGCCAGGAACGTTGCGACTAGGACGCTTCTTGGACAGCCCGTCTTGGACATCACCAAGCACTTTGGCAAATTGCCCTGCTGGATTAAGGGCCAAACACCTGAGCAGATCACAGCTGACTTGCTCTCCACTTTCCCAGGCCTCTAATGGATCCTGATGAGTGACTTCAAATGCTTCGACAAGACGCAAAACAATAAACTTTTGGAGCTGGAAGCGTACGCAATGGAGTTATTCTACGGAAAAGAATTCGGAGCGTTCTACCGCTCAATCATACAGTCCTGGACAAAAATCCACATCGGGGACCATGCTGAGGCGCTCTCCGCTCCTCAGAGAAACAGTGGTGACGCAGGCACCGCTTTCGGCAATACGCTAATTACCATGTGCCTCGCTCTTTACGTGGCATCAGGTGGTGATCCGAAGAAAGCGTACGAACTGGCCCATGATGGTGAGAGGAAATTCGAAGGCGATGACAACATCAGCGCCATAAGAATGCAAGACGAGATCGAAAGGCTTCAGAGCGTGATGAAACTCATGGGAGTCATCGTCGAATTTGAGTTTGACACAGGAGAAGGAGGTAAATTCCTCAAGGTCCAACTCAAGGAAATGAACGGCGAGGTCGTGGCCACAAAAGCTCCTATCGAAGCGCTCAATAGGCTGTTTCTCGATCCAACCAAGGAGTACAAACCTGGCAGCCAGAACGCACAACTCAGAACACAGTCGTGCTTGTACTCTATGTACCACTCATACGGCAGACCAAAATCGCTGAGAAATCTCTTCGAGGTGATAGTCAAGAGCCAAGGGAGACGGTACTTCAGAGCTGACCTTGAAGGCCTGGAGCAAAAGTTCAACACGCCCCAGTTTGGCGAGAGATTAAGGAAGCAAGGTTACGAACTGAATGATGATGGAACGATTTCGCGTCCTTACGCCAAGTTCATGACAAACATGTCGTACCGCAGCGGGCAATATTTCGACGACATGTACGGTGAGCTAGTCGACAACATCATCAGAGCGGTAGAAGAGAAGAAAGGGTTCTACAAGACACCCGATTACTTGATGGAGGAAGTTGTTACAAAAGGCAAGGAGATGCCAATCCCCATCACAACCACCGTGGGCATGCCATTCATTGTTCAAGACCGGACTATTCGTGGAAATAGTCCCAGCATGCCAGAAGACACGAGGCCCGTCGGAGCTATCCGGCCACCCCAGGCTCAACAAAGGATATTAAAGAAAAAGCGCAAGAAGAAAGCAATGGAAGAAGAGCCGATTCTATCCGTGAAGGCCATTCACGATATGATGATAGCTAAGTTGGACGAGATCCTCAAAGCTCCAGAAGGAACATTGTCGGAGTTATACGACGACATGATCTTTATCGAGGACGGAGTTCACGAGTATAGAGACACCGATGGCAGCCTCAAAGACCTTGAAACCCCATTCAAAGTACCAGTCCTCGTTTGGGCTGATGCTTTTGAGTACCGGTTGCTGCGATCGAAGCTTGGTGATCTAGCCAAGAAAGGAGTACTTATTGCCACCCCGGTCGAGCTGTGGGACGGCATGAAAGCGCAGGACATTGGAGTAGCGAGATCCAAGATCAAACCCTTCACATCCCACAACGACAAACTTGGTTTCGACTGGTCTGTCGTGTCCAGCCGCTTTGTAGTTTCGTACTCAGAGCATTTCCAGGAGTCCTCCTACAAGAAGTTCATTGGTGAAGCGATCAAGGCGCAAACTGATGAGACCTACAAGGTCCACCTCAAGAAGGTGTAGGGGATGTACTCAAAGCCAAGAAGAGAAATCTTGGACGCACGAGGAGGAGCCCGTCAACCTTTCGAGATCCCAAGCACTAGGGACAGAAGAATCAGAGGGCAAGAACTGGTCTCTCAGAACGCAAGACTCATTGAAACCGTCAAGTCCATGCAGACCGAGCTCTCACGTCTCCAGAGCATCATGAGGCGTGATAAAGAGAACCAGAGAATCCAGGGAGTGGAGAATTATGCAATCCCCAAGAGCAGAATCCCAGAGTTCTCCCAAAACGTGCAGCACATGATGGAGCAGACACTCGCTAAGCTGTATCAAGGGCAATCAGCCTACGCTTTCGGGACCGTCAACCCATTCCTGCCATACGATCGTGGACTGAGAGTGCCACAGGTCAACCCCGAACCAACCGTCACGTTCGACAAGCACGACACCTCTGTGCTGAGCATGGAGGCTAACAGCAAGTGCTACGTGTTCGGCAATCATACGCAGGCCACCCGAGCTGCCACCTTCATCAAGGGGACGCGTCTCAACCCCTTGATCATTGGACTTGAGACAGGCAAACTGGTCAACGACATCGGAGTCGAAGATGGAAACAATTTCACCGCACTTAAACTGTGCAACAGTGCAGGCACGGCAGCCTTGAACTTCAAAGGCTCAGACATCAAGAACAGTGTTTCCTACTGTGAGTCAATCCCACTTCAGTCCGAGACCAACAGACTCAGACTCGTGTGCGGAGGGAATCGCCTCAACAAGGTAAGCACCTCAGAAAACGAATCTGCGATCATTATTGCCAACAACGCACCCAAGGGGTTCAACGTCGTGAGCTCCTCGGTAGACTCAATGCTGGAAGAGGCTAACAAACACCGCGTGAAGACATTCACTGCAGGTCATCCAGCTGACACAGTCGTCGGGTTGATTTACCGCCCGCAGGACGTGCAGGACACCAATGGGTTCCACTCAGTCCGACGCCCATACTACCAATTCCAACCAGACATTTTCAAGGACGAATCAACCGAGAATACGTCAATGGTTGTTTTCAAAGAGGTCGGAGCGGGACCACTTTACAACGACAGGAACTAACTCACAGACAACAGTGATTACGAAGTTAGCCTGTTCATCAACAACCGCCACTCATTCGTTTACACCATCGACACGCAATCACCAATGCAAATGGAATTCGAATGCCGAAGGTACTGGGAAGCACCAGAAGGCCCAGAAACACGTTCCAGAGAGACGCGAGAAGAACAACTACCAGCACAGTACGCGGATGCAGTGCATATGCTGCGAAACATCGCCTCTTCCTCTCTATCCGGGAGCGACAATGATGTCGTCAAAGACGTGATTTTCCAAAACCTACACTCTTATCCGGTTCGTGGAGTTTGGTCCGAGACCATTGTACCCACACTTAAGGATTTCATGAGGTGGACGAAGAAAGTCATTACTCAAGCTGACATCCCAAAGTTCCTGACGCAAAACGCAGGTGACATCGCACTGGCCGCCCTTGGCACAGTCCAACCGGAAATCGCAGGTCTGCTCACCGCTGGATTGCAAGCAATGCGTCAACCGTCCGTTAAACCGCGATCTGAGTTGCAACAACTAATCCGCGGGAACCGATAGGACAAGCAGATCATGGCAGCTTTCATGACCCAGAAGAACACAGCTGAGCAGTGGAACCATGACTACGATTCGGAAGACGATCTTGACAGCCAGATCGACTCCTCAGGTGCTTACAGGTAGTAACCACCACACACTACGGCGCGGGTCGAGACCACTCTCCGTCGCTGAGGCTGACACTCTCCTTGAAGGTGTTGAGCGCTGCTCCGCCTTCTATTATTTAATTCTATTTCGGTTATCCGACCACAGGTAAGAGGTG